AGCGGCTGTTCCTCGGTTAATAGTTTGTTTTGTCATTTCTTTTTATCCTACTTGTTTATACTATTTATAAACATTCCTATGGGGTTGTATCATCAAAAGATAAAGTTGTTTGAGCAAAGTTAGCAACCGTGTTATCAAATAAATCCTGAGAAGCCGCAAATTGCGTAGGCATTGCAAAATTTGTCTTTAATAACTGACCATCTGGATTTGAAGTTGCTAAGAAAATACCACCTCTTCCATCTAGTGATGTTCTTGTACCTTGTATTTTTATATTACTTAATTCTTTAAAATTTATTTTACTTGCACCTGAATTTACACCAAATATTGTATTTGCGTATTTGTTTAATGTACCAAATTTAGGTCCTGCATATGCGTACCCTTGTTTAACTTCAACACCGTCTATGACTGCTCTTTTTCTACTAGTCATACTAATTTCAATAGGTGGTCTTGTTAAGGTTACATCTCTAGTATTTGTAGTAAATGGTTCTCTATAATCATCACCAGCATCCTGTAATCCTTCACTCATATTGTCTGATCTTAAACTTGTGCCATCATCTACTGTTCCTAATCTTCTACCGAAGACAGTTGTAAACAATACATTTAATACATTGAACAATGGAGTATCTGAAGCACCTGATACAATACCAGCAACTGGCGCCTTAACTCTTAAACTTAATCTATTTTGTAATTCAACTTGTCCTGTAAAATAAAAACCTGAAGTGTGCATAGTCTTTTTAAATGAGTCTCTCCAATCATTAATAGATTGACCTACTCTTAATACATAAGAAAAATCTTGGTAGTATAAACTATCTTGTACTTTCATAGTTTGTTCCGATACATAACCATCCTCATTTAAAAACTTACCATCGGTATCTGCAATAGCAACTACATCTACTGTGGCATTAGCAACATCTAATCTTGCTACTGTTGCTGATCCACTACTTGTTGATGTTATTGTTTCGTTTAATATAAAATTAGTATTTAAATCTTTTACTTTTAATAAACTTCTATCTGCGTCATAACTAGAAAGAGTACCAGTTGCACCTGAAATAGCACCTGTTATAGTATCGTTAGCATTAAAGTTACCTGACTTGTTAGTTAATAATAAACAGTTTCTAAATTTAATTGTCGGAGATGGACTGTTTTGATAACCTTCTCCTAATTCGTTTGTTTTTAATCCTATAACTCTTCCTATATCTGTACCGTGTGCTAAAATATTTGCATTTGTACCACTTGAAGTTATAGTTACTTTAGGTAAAGTTTCGTAACCACTACCTTTGTTAATTAAGAATATATCTGTTATATCATTTAAGTCGGAGTTTGTAGCACCTTCCATAACAATTTTACTTCCAGAGTATTGATCTCCTCTACCAGTTTCATCTTCCATTAAAATGTGTTCAGCACCTGTTCCTGATTCACCAGAGATACCACCATTAACAACTGAAACAAATCCTTCTGCATTTACACCTTTTGTACCTGTGTTATCAAAAACTAATTTATCGCCAACTGAATAGCCTGTTCCTGAATTATCAACAATAATTTCTGACACTGGTCCTGATCCAATATCACTAATAGCAATATCAGCACCTGTACCACCACCTGATACAGTTAAAAAATCACCAGTAGTATATAAGTTACCATCGTTAGTAATTGTTTTTGTTCCTGGTATACCTGTTATAGTTGCTTTTATAAAAAAACCATCTGTATCATCAATAGTTCCAGATAATTCTTCATTAATAACAAATGTTCCTGTCATTGAATTTATATTAAGTATAAATTCAGAAACTTCTTTATTTCCTATAACAAATTTCTTAACTGATTCTACAATAGCAGTTGCTGCTGATGTTGAACCTGTAATTGTTCTACCTACTAAATTTGTTGAATCACCTACTGTTGTAATTGCTCTTAAAACTTTTTGTGTGTCCCATTGTCCATCAGATACACGTAGCATTTGTGTTCTAGGATAAAATGTTTCTGATACTTGATTAAATAATATTCTAAAAAATAATTCGTGTCCTGCTTGTGTACCTTTTAGTCGGTACATTGATTTAATATTCTTAATTAAATTTCTTTTGTCTAATCCGTTTGCTAAAGTTTCAGGTATTGTTTTTAAAAACTCATCTCTAAATTTTGTTAAGAAATTTGATATAACTTTGTCAGGATCTCTAAAATTTGTTAAGTCCTGAACAGTTGTTACAGGATTAGGGCGATAATCATTAATTACTGCTTGAGCATTTGAAGTATTACCTTTTATAATTTCATTTAAAGAAAATTTGTCTTGTGCTGATATAAAAATTTTATTATTTGTTAAATCTTCAGCAACGACTTTTGCGGTTGCTTTTGATGTAAGACCTGTAATAGTTTCGCCAACTGAAAATTTACCAAAAGATGAATCTTCGTATATTATTTTATCACCAGCGTCTAATTGTGTTCTTTCTGAATTTATTTTTGAACCATCTAATAATAAATTGTCTTGTAGACCTGTTTCATTTTCTAAAGTTATACCATCTGTATTTTCAATACTTGTAACCTGCAACATAGCAGATTCCATAAATTGATAATAAGTTTTTAAAAATTGGGCAAACTGTGGGTGGTCATCAACTACAAAATCGGGTAATTGACTATTAATGAGTGTTGATATTTTATCATTAAACTTTGCCATAGGACATTAGTAACTTGATTGTGTTTTGTACCCTACTCCTGCCTCGGAAGAACCACCTACAAAGGTATCTTCAGAAACATTTACGATTGAATTTGAAACATCTATTTCTAAAATTTGATCTCTTACAGGAACAACATCATTTGAACTAGGAGAAACAGTTACTTCTATTTTAGTTGAAACATTACCTCTTATATTTGAAATAGAATTAACACTTAAAGAATTGAGAGTAACTTGTCCTGTTGCATAATCAATTGTACCTTGTGTAGCATTATGTACAGTTTTTATACCACTTACAAGATAATAAACTCTAACATTACCTTGTCCATCATCATCTAAAAACATTTCATTATTATTACCAGATACTTTAAATCCAGTAGATGATAAAACTGATTCGTGTCCTGAATGAGGATTGTAAATTGCGTTTCTAAAATATATATCGTATTTTGTAGATGAATTTAAAGTAGGTGTAAAATCTTTTCTAACTTTAACAGTTGTAATGTTTGATAAAATAGAATTATCAACATCATCTATTAAACCTGTTAATTTAGAAAATCTAAACACACCATCAAATTGAGATAATATATTTGAATTGTAATTTGATATTGCTTCAGTAATTTCTGATTTTAAAGTGTCTGTTGTTTTAGCAGTTGAGTTTTTATCATACTTTGCATTAACAACTAACACAATTGAAGTAGTTATTGGATCAATAATTTCTGGTCTTACAGAAGCAACATTATAAGATTTTAATTTTGTTACTATATCTAATTTTGTTGCGTTAGTTAAAGGAACACCTGACTGACCTTTGACTGCAATCTTAACAACACCATAAACAGGTGTTTCATCATCTTCACCACCCCAAGCACTAATAGATGTTGCATTAGGATAAATTGATTTAACTAAAGTTTCGTAATCTGTTGCTGTAACTGCTCTGTCTTGTGATGTATATTGTAGAGGTGCATTAAATCTAATTGATTCTTTTGTTTCAGGAATAGAACCTCCTTGAGCTGCTGATTTAGTTACAACAGTTACATCTGAAAATCCACCTACTGAACTTTTTGGTGTAAAATTTGCTGTTCCGTTTGCGTCTGTTAAGTTTGAAACTATATATTCTAAAGATACTATATTACCATCTGCTAATTTTTTACCTAATATATCATCTCCAAAATAAACTTCAAATTTACCTGTATCTGTTTCTGATAAAAAATATGCCTTTGATGTATTATCTAAACTTTTTAATCCTGATGCTAATGTGTAAACATTTTCTGTTGTATCACTTATAGAAGTTTGTACTACTACTTTTAATGTAGTTGTATCAGCATTTAAATTAGGTATTATAAATCTTTGGTCAACGTCTGAACTGTCAACTGTATATTTAAAGTTTACTAAAGTACCTTCATATAAAGTTACATCTGAAAATTTATAAACACCATCAGCAGGTGACATTGTTATATCTTCATTAGTTACAAAACTATAATCTGTATTATCTATTGTTGCTGAAAATGCTGTTCCTTTATCCATTGTAACTGAAGCACCAGTAGCGTTGTTTAAAGTTATATCAACAAGAGCAGTAGGTGATTTTGCTGAAGAAGGAGTATATCCTAACATCTTTGCTAATGATACTACATTTTTTCTAATATCAGCAGAGTCAAGGTACATTTCATTTGCAACCATATTAGCATTGAAACCTAGATAGTGTGTGTTGTATGCTAATGTATCTAATAAAACAGAAAAACCTGATCCTTCAAAATTATAATCTGAAAACTCTGGTTGATCTTGTAAGAATGCTTTTAAATTTAATTTGATTGCGTCAAAATCTAAATCTGATACTATAAATTTATTACTTGCCATATTATCTTAATCTTTCTAAAAATGTTTCTACTTCTACTGGTGAATTTGATCCAACTACATAAAACATAATTTTTAATTCGTAACTGTTGTTATCAATATTAGGATTTGCTAATACCTGTTGTAAATCAATTCTTGGTTCAAAATTATTTAAAACTTCAGCAACTTTTCTTTGTAAATTAAGAGCATTAAGAGGTGTCATTGGTTCAAATAACATTGCTCTTACATCAC